AAGAAGATGGAGGGTATTCTCGAAACTGCGCTGTTTGGAGAGAAGCCCCGCACGCTGATTAAGTCCTCGAACGGTACGTCGAAGTCGTATTCCACCTCGGCTGCGATTCTGTGGGTCGGATCCGTGTTCGATCACGGTGAGAGCCTGGCTATTGTCTCGGCACCGTCGCAGTCTCAGATTGAGAAGGTGACATTCCGCTATATCAAGAGTTTCAAGGCTCGCGCCGCGGAGCGAGGGTTCGACCTCCCCGGTACCGTGAACGAACAGCTGGAGTGGTGGGTTCCAGGCCCCGAGGGTAAGCTCGTCCTCGCGTATGGCCGCAAGCCTGCCGCAGGTCAGGAAGTCTCGACGTTCCAGGGTATTCGTTCGGAGTTCGGAAAGACGTACGTGTTCTTCGACGAGGCTGGCGGTATGTCCCGGGGGATGTGGACGGCGGCAGAGGCCGTGCTGACGGGTGCCGAGGCCCGTCTTATCGCTATCGGAAACCCTGACGACGTGGGCACGGAGTGGCACCGGTACTTCCGTGAGGAGAAGTACGGTGAGGAGTTCAACCGGTTTACGATCTCCTCGTTCGATCTTCCGACCTTCACAGGCGAGGTCGTGTACCCGGACGATCCCGAGATGGAAAAGCGGATGTTGGGCTCGCTCACGCAGGTTTCGTGGGTGGAGCACAAAAAGCGCATCTGGGGTGAAACGGACGCTCGGTACCTGTCGAAGGTGATGGGTGAGTTCCCGAAGGACGGCGGCAACGGGTTCTTCCCGCAGAGCGCTATCGACAAGGCGCACGACACGGAGATTGAAGCGGACGCGAATATTCGACCGATCCTTGGCGTGGACATCGCCCGCTGGGGTCAGGACGAGAGCGTGATTGCCTCGAACGTGGGGGGCCGAGTCCGGGTTGTTGACACCTGGGCGAAGAGCGACCTGGTGGATTCTGCCCGCCGAATCCATCAGTATGCGACGAGTGTGGACGCCGCGGAAGTCCGAATTGACTCGACGGGTGTTGGCGGTGGTGTGTACGACATGCTCGACCGACTCCCGGAGTTCTTCCCGAGGAACTACACGCTGATCGGGTGGGATAACGGTGGTCGAGCGCCGGACCCGTCCCAGCACCTGAACAAGCGTGCCTACGCGCACGATGAACTCCGCACCGGGATGGTCGAGGGGAAGATCGACCTTGACTACGATGACGAGCAACTCCGGGATGAACTGCAACTCATCACGTTCAAGTTCACGAATCGTGGCTCGATTCAGATTACACCCAAGGACGACCTGAAGACGGAGATCGGCGGGTCTCCTGACCGGCTGGACGCGGTGATTATGTCTGTCGTGGACGTATCTCCCTGGACAGGACGCCTGCCCGAGGGCACTCCGATTGTGCAGGAGCGTTCGGAGATTCCCGACTTTGGACTTTCGGACTATCTGGCGTTGCCGGGAAGGCCGATGCTGTAGAATAGGAGTATTATGACTCAGATTGACGGCATGTTGGAAGACCTTACCCAGCGAATTAGCGAGCAAATCAACTCGGAAGTCGAATCGCGGGTCGAGGAGTCTATTACGCAGGTCCGTCACATGATGGACTACGAGGATCAGGGCTGGATCCGGGTCCTCGGCTACGGGGCGGGGGGCAAGGACCGCGAGGAGGGTCCCGACCTCGACGATGTGAAGGCGATTTCGGAGAAGGCCCGCACTCGTGTCGCTCTGAGTTCTCTTGACAAGCGCGCCGCAGACCTCCACGCAGGATTCGTGTTTGGCAAGGGCTTTGCCATCGAGGGGACGCACAAGTCTTCGAAGGCGGGAGCGCCCTCGGGACTCGTGAAGTTCTATAACGACGCCCGGAACCAGGCCGCGGTGTTCTCCCCATCGGCGCGCCGGGAACTTCAGCGGGCGCGGTTCGCTGACGGGAACGTGTTCGTCATCTGCAACACGACGGACAGGACGGTCCACCGGGTTCCGGTGAGCCAGATTACCGCGTACATCACGGACGAGAACTACTCCGACGAAGTGACGATGTGGCGTCGCGAGTGGACTTCGTATCCTCCGGGCGGCGAGGCGAAGACAGAGGCCAAGTGGTACTACTCGTCCCGAGTTCCGAAGGAGAAGCGGAATCGAAAGGCCATCCAGGAGGGGAACAAGCGAGTTCCTGTCTCCCGAGATGAGGTGGTCGTTGACCTCCGAGCGAACCGCCAGGTCGGGTGGGCTCTCGGTGTTCCGGACGCCGCGGCGGGTATGCTCTGGGCGGAAGCCTATGGCAAGGTGCTCACGTACGGCCAGACGGTGAACGAGTCCCTGTCGAAGATCATCTTCAAGGTCACCAACCGGACGGCGAAGGGCGCGGCAGACGCGGGTGTGAAGATTTCGCAGGCCGGGGAGTACGGTTCTGCGGCGTCGATGGCGGACGGCCAGGACCTCCAGATGGTCAACACGTCGATGCGCTCGTTCGACTTCTCCGCGGCACGACCCCTGGCAGCAATGGCGGCTGCGGCGTGGAACGTCTCGAACATGGACCTCCTTTCAGACTCGTCCGCGGCGGGTAGCTCCTATGGTTCTGCTCAGGCGCTGACGGACGGTATCCGAAACGCGATGCTCGGAATGCAGGAGCAGTGGACCGAGTTCTACGACGACATCTTCACGGCTGTGAACCTGGAGAAGCCGGACATCCACTGGGCTCCGCTGGAGGAGCCGGACGCCTACCGCAAGGCCCAGCAGTTGAAGCTCCTTCAGGACGCCCTCCACCCGGAGGAGTACCGTGAGGAAGTTCTCACGCAGTTGGACATCCCGGGCGATCCGAAGCACCTTCCGGACATGCTGAAGATTCCAGCCGTGGACGCGAATACCGCCTCCGCGGGTGTTCAGCAGGCGTCCCCCACCCAGGGTAGGAATAACCCTGCTGGAGCCGCGGGAAGTACCGATTCGAATGACATTCAGAACGACACAATTGGAGAGTCGATGCTTTCGGCAATGCAGATGGAGTCTTTCCTGGAGCGTGCCGAGGCTATTCTTCGGGGTCTGAGTGAGATTGAGAACAGGTAATACTCGGGCGATATGGTAAACTGAATATCAGCATGAAGAATGTGAACCTTATCGAGGCTGGGACCGTTCTCTCGGAGAATCCGAGCGAGGACGGCACCTGGCGTGTTCGCCTGATTAACGAGGGTCAGGGTTCCAGCGGGTATTACGCCGCGGAACTCCTGGAGTCGTACCACCACGCTTTCGACAACGTGATCTCGTTCCTGAACCACCCGGTTTCGGGACCGGAGACGAGGAACTTCACGGAAATTGCGGGGCGCGTGGTCGGAGAGACCTGGCTGGACACCGCGGAGGACGGAACTCTCGGGGTTTACGCGAACTGGCGACCCGACCCGGACTACAAGGCCAAGTTGGAGACGTACAAGGACTCCCTCGGGCTGTCCATCTACATCTCGGGCGCTGGTGAGGACCGGGACGGCGTGTTCCACGTCACGGAGTTCGACACCGAGGACCCCTTCCGGAGTGTCGATGTCGTCATCGCGGCTGGCCGAGGCGGTCGGTTTGAGATGGCGGAGTCCATGCGAAAGATTTACGAGTCTCGTCGGGACTCGGATGAAAAGCCTAGCGTCACGTCGGCGCAGGAGAATAACCGAAAGGATCCCATCGTGGAAGAGAAGCTGGACAAGCTGATCGAAATGATTGGCCTTCTGGTTGCCAAGGATGAGGCCAAGGCTGCTGAGGCGGCCCAGGTCGAGGCTGATGAGGCTGCGAAGGTCGAGGCTGTTGAGGCTTACGACGCTGCGGTCAAGGCGATTGACGAGGCGGACCTTCTGCCCTCGCAGGTCGCTGCTCTTCGTGCCGAGGCCAAGAAGGGTGCCGACGTGGCCCCGCTCATCGAGGCGGCCAAGCAGGTCAAGGCTGACGCTCTCGCGTCGATCCAGGAGTCGGCGGATGAGGCCCCCGCGGGCCGCATCGTGGAGTCGGCCAGCAAGACGTTCAAGATCGGAGCGTGGAAGTAATGGCTACGAACCTCGTTTACCGTAACATCGACTCGAAGAACCGAGTCCGTGACCTTGGCGAGACCATCGCCCCGGGCACCGCGGTTATGACCCCCGAGGGTGAGCCCGCCGTGGCAGTCACCGGCTCGGCGGACTACACGATCTCGGAGGAGATCCAGGGCGTCGGCACGCTTTCGGGCATTCCCGCGGGTGGCGTCGGCCTGGAGGGCCAGGAGGTCACGCTTGCCTACGACGGCACCTGGGAGTTCGACGACATCGAGGGCGCTGAGGGCCTTTCGGTGGGCGACCCCGTTTACATCACCGGCACGGGCGCTCTCAACGCGGCTGGCACTGACGTGTTCGGCACGGTTGACTTCGTTCCCGACTACGACTCGACCCGTGGCTTCGTCCCGGTCAAGATTGGAGCCTGATCATGGCTGAGTACCAGGATGAGTTTACGCTCGATGGTCGCCTGAAGCCTGCGAACCACCTTGTGACGCGCCGTAAGGTTGAGGCGGCGGACAACCTTCTTCGGAAGGCGATGCGCGGCGACAAGATCGCGGCGGGTCAGCTCGCTGAGGTCCACACGACTTCGGACCTGAAGTTCAACCTCGCCCACCTTGTTTCGGCTGTGGCGATCCCGCAGTTCGACGAGGCGGAGCGCACGTGGACCCAGGTTGCGGGCGTCCGCACGGTTCCGGACTTTGGCCCGGTGCGTCTCCAGTCGCTCTTCGGCTCGCTCACGGGCGCTGGCGTTCACGAGCAGGGCGGTCTCCCCCGAGTTCCCGAGGCGGCTCCGTACCCCTACGTGACCGTCACGGGCCAGGAGGCGTTCTACACGAAGCTGGCGAAGCTCGGTACGAAGTTCGGCTTCACGTTCGAGTCGAACGTCAACGACGTTGCGGGCTTCTTCTCGCAGATCCCGAACGAGCTGGTTCAGCTTGCTCTGGACGCCGAGGAGCGCGAGGTTTACGACGCTCTCGTGAACGGCACGACGAACGACACGGAGTCTGTTACGCTTCCGGACGGTACGGTCGTTCCCGCGAACGCCGAGCTGACCCCCGAGGCGATCTGGGCCGCGATCATCCAGCTCCAGAACGTGGAGGTCAACGGTCGTAAGGTCGGTCGTGCGACCGGCTACAACGTCGTCGTCCCGCGTGGTACGGCGGACTACATCAACTGGAAGCTCAACCGAGCGATCATCGACGTGACGGAGCCCACGGCTTCGGGCGGTCGCGTGAAGTTCGGTCCTGGCGACCGTTCGGCTCTCGCCAACGTCTCGGTCGTGGAGACGGACTTCCTTGACGGTTCGCAGTGGATCATCCTCCCGAAGCCGGGAGCGATCCGCCGTCCCGTGCTGAAGCTTCTCCGCCTCGCGGGCTACGAGCAGCCGGAGCTTCGTGTTCACGGTGACACGGGCCAGTACGTCGGTGGCTCGGCGGTCTCGCCGTTCGAGGGCTCGTTCGACAACGACACCATCGACTACCGCGTGCGTTACGTCGCCGGTGGCGTGATGTGGTCGAGCGACTTCAGCCTCATCTCGTCGGGCGAGAACAGCATTATCGTTCCGAGCGTCTAAGACGCACACAGAGAC